CCATTTGAGATTTTTTGAATTTTCTAATACCCACTTGAAGAGGTGCTATAAACGAACCTCTAGTTCCACTCTCTCCGGTAGCCTCTTTAATCTGTATTTTGTTATTTTTGTTCATATACTTATAAATATCAAACAAATTAAAAAAATGGAAGAACCTCAATTATTCGGAAAGCTATTTGAATCAATACCAATCCAATCTGAAGAACACTTAGATGCCATACTTGAAACTATGGATAAAGAACACGGAATATACTATCTAACCCAAGCCGTTAAATACGCATATCAATCCGGAATATTCTCATTAGGAGAATGTGAAGTATTATCAAAAGCAATTAGAGTAACCGCCAAAAAAGAAAAAGACGTAGAATAACGTCTTTTTTTATATAAAAATTTTGGCAGTTAAAATATTATATTTATATTTGTCAAACAAAACACAAACACTATGAAAAAGTTATTCTTATTATCGTTATTACTTATCGGAACATTAACCTCTGTGGCTCAAGTTAAACCAAAAACAAAAGACATTGACAAAGATGCCAACGTCTTGATGGATTCGTTATCTAAAGTTTATAACAAAAAAGTTTTTTCTATAATGAAAATTACTAAAAACGATACTATCAAAACCTATATTGCCTACGCAAAAGATAATAAATTAACTTATGAGTTAATTAGTTCAAAACGAATTAATTAATACAACGACCTACTAACCCGTAACCTGTTTTAATTGTTCCGGTTCCAATAGGTGAATATACTTTGATTTTTTTATCATTATTTGGTGAATCAAATTGAACTGTGGTTCCCGCATTCGATAATTTATAAATAACAAACTCTGTTCGCCCTTTTTTAATCATACCCGCCATAGCTTTTAACCCCGGTTCTATCTCACTACCCATTTTTTGATAACTACGTGAATTGGGGTCATTCAATAATTGTTTAACCAAATCAGCATAATCTGTAACTGTTATCGTTAATATTTCACTACCTGAAACCGCAACCGGGTTAGTTTGACTTACCAAAGTTAAAAGATAAACATATAGTGGAGTATATTTCCAATCCGGGTATTTACTAACGTCACCCGTAATATACCCTGTGTCCGTTTCTATTTTACCCTGACTATCCATAATAACCAATCTATCCGGAATCTGTCCCGGAGTAAATGTAACTTCCCCTTTACCTTCTAAAATCTCATCAGTTGTTACATAATCTAAATTAGGGTCCCCTTGACCAGCTTCAACATCTAAAACAAAATTACACTTTGAACCACTACCTGTGATAGTAAAGTTTACAAATTGCTCACCACTATATAATTTAATCTTATCAGGATTTTTATTATCACCTTTAGTCTTATCATATGGTGTTTTACCTAAAGATACTTGACTAACATCTGTAGGAACTTTAATAGTTAAAACACCATTTTTAATTAAATCTTGAAATACTTCTTCAAAATACCCTTTCACAGAATTAGCTCTCGCCAATGCTAAACTACCCTTTTCTTCAAATCCTTTTGGATTCGTAACATTAGATTCCCCTGCAGTAATAGTTATAACAAAATTTTTACCACCATCATCCTTGATAAATTTATCAATTTGAGGTTTTAATGAAATTATTTTTGACTTAACATTTGGAGAATCAACCTGACCATAAGCAAATTTATCACCAACATTTTGAACCGGAAAAGTAGTGTTAGTCGATTTTGATGTAGTTGTCGAATGATATTGGGGTTGAACAACCTGTTCTAACGTTAAATATTGTCGTTTTGTTGCACTCTCGTGAAGATTTAATATTCTACTTCTTTCCTCACTCGATATCTCAAATAAATTGTTCATATTTTTCTTTTTATATAAATACCTCAGTATTTAAAAAACTTTATTTGATTTACGAATATTCTCCTCACCCCACATTGGTTGAAGGTTATCCAAACACCAACATCTCATAAATTCCTCGTCACCCATCTCTTGTATATCAAAAGATGTAATTGGTAGTTTATGGTCCACGTGCCAAATTCCATAGTTATCCCACGTCATATCATCCTTAAATTGTTTTTCTAAATGATTAATCAATTCCTCCGGACTATATTGTAGAACATCAAAGTAATGTCCATATTTGTCTACATTACTTTCTTTTAATACTGTCCATATTGCAGTTCTGAAATTGGTGATTAGTTTATAGAGGGGGTCAGTATCTTTACGATGTTTTTCATACTTACGTTTATATTCTCTATGTTTATCAATATTTTTTTCTCTCCATTTTTGATGGTAATCATTTAGACGGTCTCTATTATCTTTTTGCCAATCAGAAAAATATTGTAATCGTTTTTCTCTATTTTTAAGATAATGTCGTTTATCTGATTCAGATTTCCCACCCTTATATTTTCTACCGGAGATACCGACAATAGCACCATTTTCTTTTAATGTTCGTAACACAACTTGTTTGTTAATATTTAATTTTTCAGATATAGATGGAGAGCCTAACATCTCATCATTATATAATCTCAAAATTTCATCAACAACTGATTTTTCTAATAGTATTTTCTTCATATATTATAAATACAACCATAAACTTGATTGTTTACAAATATACATAAAAAAAAGGGACATATAGTCCCTTTTTGTTAAATATTTTAAGATTTTGATTATCTCAATTCTCTTAAATCGAATGTTCTAACACCATCTACAGTAATTCTGCCGTAAAATCTATTATTCACCATCTTTTTCGCGTAACGAGTCATTATACCTTTAATCGGTGTAAAGTTGAATGGGTTGTACATTGTAGGTGTTAATTGTAATGGTACATACGGAGCGTAGATGTATCCTGTATCAAGTAACGATGTTCCTTTGTGTCCAATTAACACTTGGTTAGCTGGGAAGTAAGGGTCACGATATACTTGGTAACGTCCTGCTAATGTTCCAACTCTTTCAATACCCATATTATATTGGTCTTGTTCAGGTGAAGCATTAGATACGTGGAAGTATTCTAAGTCATCCATAATCGCTGAAACCTCAGAAGATACTACAATCCAGTTAGCTCCACCTCTTAAAGTAGATTTGTGGATTTGTGCTGACAATTGGTTAATTGCAGTAATCAAAGTTTGGTTCCAATCTTTTTGTGTATAGTTTGTTGTTGAAGAGATTCTTCTCCAACCATTGTAATCCCAACGTAAGTTCCATGCCGCACCTTTACGTAAATCTCTTAAGATTTCACGGTCGATTTCAGCCGCAACTTGTTCAGATAATAAAGCTGTTAATTCAGCCTCAGCATCGATGTTGTGGAAAGCTGCAACGTCTTGAGCTAACTCAGGAGACCATTGTGCTCTTAATTTTCTTTCTGTAACAGATACAGTAACTGAATCTAATTCGAAAGAAACCTCACCGATTTTATCTTCAAATTCCATATCAGCGTAACGTCTGTAAACAGCAGTAAACCCAGTTGATGGTAATACTCCGATAGTTGTTCCTGTATAACCGTCTAATGTGTCACCACAAGAAGGACAAGTTGGACAAGATAAATCAACTTCTAAGTAGATGATTCCTGCAGGAGAACAAGTATCATTGTAAGTACCGTTATTACCTGTAGTTGCAAATGATGTAGTTCCTCTTCCGTTTAATCCTGAAACGATACCTTCACCATATTGTTGAGTAACAACTCTAAACAATAATGAGTTTATTCCGGTAGACCCACTTACAACACTACAAGGTGATGTTGTTGAAGTCCATGCAGTTGTAGAATCACTGTAGATTCTTAAATCAGATAAGAAAGTTTCAGTATCAACTTCATTACCGTCTGGTCCGATTAATTTACCTGTACCAGCAGTTGTGAATCCTGATAATGCTACGATTACTTTTCTAATGTTTTTTCCATTGAATTGGTTAGCTAATGCAGTTGCGTCAGCAACAACTAAACTACCATTTGACCAAACCATAACTGTTGTTGGTTTAGTAACTGCCGACCATTGTCCTTTAGAGTAGTCAAACAATCCTGGAGGGTCTAATTGACCTTCGTTTCCTTCATAGAATAAATCATAAAGATTTTTCTTGAATGCGTTTGCTCCTGTGTAACCAGCTCCTGATTGACCATCAGCCGCAGTTTGTCCATCAGCCGCACCAATTGGTCCGTAGTGAGTACCACCACCTAATTGAGTTCCTAAGATAGTTTCTTGACCTGATTGGTAACCTTGAATTTTAGGTACGAAGAAGAACAATTTACCGATTGGTAAGTTCATAGCTTGTACTGATACGATTTCATTCGCAAGTAATTTAGAGAATACTCTTCTTACGATAGGGAATACAACCGTTTCGAATGAACCGTTTGAACCTTCACCTGTAGCTTCGTTTATTAAGAAAGACGCTTGGTTCTCATATAACTGAGCTACGTTTTCTCTCATGTGTCCTTTAAGACCTTCTAGGAATCCTAATTTATCCCATTTGTTGATTGTGTCTTCTTTGATAACTTTAAGGTGTTTTAACCCGATGTTACCAACTAATCCTGATTCTAATAATGCTCCCATTTTTTTTGGTTTTTATTAATTTTAATTTATTTTTATTTTATTTTTGCCATTAAATCTTTCATTCTTAAGAACTGTGGATTCTCATATGTTTTTGATTCAAGTAAGTTAACCGCTCCTGTAGAAGGTGATTTTGCGATTGTTCTTTCAATTGACTCGTTCATAGTTTGAGTTTTAGTTCCTGAGGATAATTCATTTTTAACGACCTGATATAGATTTTTAGATTCTTTGATAGTTTCAACACCATCAAATCTTCTTAAAATGTTAATTTTTTCTTGTTTTGATGTTGAATGTTCAGTGAACAAACGTGTAGCGTAAGCCAAGTTTGAATTGAAGATTGCAACCTCGTTTAATTTACTTCTGAAAACATTAAGTGCTTTTCTGTATTCTTCGTTTTTTTCTCTAAGAACTTGTAACTCTGAATTAGTGTTACTTTCTTTGATAGCAGTATTAAAACTTGAATGAGCTCTTGGTTTTGGTAAACCACCTTTTCTAAAGTTAGACCCTGAACCTAAAGTTCTTACAGCCTCTTTTGTCTCTTCTTTTTTACCTTCAACTTTTTTAACCATTGGTTTTCTAGTTGAACCTTCTTTTGTTTCAGTTTTCTTAACAACTTTGTTTGTTCCTAATTTAGTTCCTGAATTTTCACCTTCTTTATACTCGAATTTCGCTTTACCTGTTCCTACAGATTTTGGAGCCTCTTTCATTTTAGTTTTAAATCCTGTTCCTTGATTAGGTGATTTGTTAAATTTAAATTTTGATTGATTACCCATCCCAACACCTTTTGGTTTGATAGACATTTTAGCTTCAGTAATAGATTCATCATCCATTTCTTCTTCACCTAATTCTTCTTCGTCTTCTTCATCCATTTCGATTTCATAAACGATTTCTTCATCGTCCATATCATCAGATTCGTCAAACTCTTCAAAATCAAATTCCACTTCGTCTTCGTCTTCATCATCAGAACCGAACATTCTCTCAACGATTGATTCAATAGATTCGTCACCCATCTCATCTTCTTCAAGTTCTTCGTCCCATTCTTCAGACATTTCAAATTCTTCTTCTTCACTTTCACCAACAATCATATACTCTTTACCGGTTTCCTCATCTTTAAGGTGAGTGTTTCCTTTGTCGTCTTTTGTTACGACAATGTTGTCATCCGGACCCATAAGTTGAAATACTCTAAGTACTTCTTCATCGTCTGCGTCAGTTAAGTCAATAGTGTCTTCCTCGTCGTCCATATCTTCTTCGTCACCAAAGTCCATATCTTCTTCGTCATCAGTATCATCAGTATCCATTTCATCACCTTCTTCATCTGAATCATCACCCATATCAATATCGGCAATATCATCAGAACCCATAGGTTCATCCACTTCAACGTCATCAGGGTTAATCTCGTCTTGTTCAGTTAGAGATTCTTTTACTAGGTCTTTGATTTCTTGTTTCATTGTAGAAGCAAGTATTCCTTTTGCATTTTCAGCTACCGCTTCTTCCAAGTTTTTCATTTGGATGATAGCCTCTTCAACTAAAGATTTTTCTTTTGCCATTTCGTTTTGTTGTTATTTTAATATATAAATATCTCCTAATTCAAAAAAAGTTTAAAATTTACTTAAATTGAGTTAGGTTTTTATACATTGATAAATATCTCCAAAAAATAAAAAGCATAAAAAAAGAGGACTATATGTCCTCTTTTACTTAATAATTAAAAATTTAACTACTCAATTACTTCATCAATTTTACTTTCTACAATAGCGGTAATTCTCCACTCCATTGTATAATGTTCAAAAACTTTGGTAACTTTCGCCTCAACATCAGTAGGGTTGTAACCACTTACTAATTTTTCTTCTCTTAATTTTTTAATCTTACCTGATGCCTCATCAACTGAGTCCAAGGTAACTTTTGCGATAAAATACTTTTCTTCCATTTTGTTTTTTTTTATTAGTAACCCAAATAATCGTTTAATTTTTTCATTAAGTCAAGCGATTTATTTCCGGAATCACCAACGTGTCTCTCAACACTCATTTTTTTCTCTTCTTCTAAGTTCTCATCGTATAGTTGTTTATCCTCTTTATTTAAGAATAGATACGCTCCCGGGGTTGATGGTGATGATACTAAATCAAAACAGATTAATTCAAAATCGTCTTGAACTTCATTTTGTTCACCAATCTTTTTAAGGGAACCTACACCTCTTGATGAGATACCTAATGTAACTCCTTGTCTTAGGTAGTTAGCTGCTAAGTCACCTTTGGTTGAACAAATACCACTTTCGTGATATCCCGGTGATGTAAGTAGTTTTATTTTACCCATTAGGACATTACCTTCCCACCATACTTCGGTGATTGCGTGAGAAACTCTATCTAAATCGATTAAAGATGATTCCGGGTGATTTAACTCGGATAGGGCTGTTCCCTTTTTAATCATTTTTTTATAATTCTCCGCCTCTCTTTTTAATATACGTTCAGGATATAATCTACCATTTCTATTAGGGGTATCATATTTTTGTAATACGGCATAAAACTCAATTGGTTTAGTGTGGTCAAGAGTTTCGCTAGATTCTCTAATTAATGTTTCGTTACGATTATCATTTGGGTTAATATACCCAGCATCGTATTCAACTAATATACCTTTCCCTGATTCACTTGGTTGTAATATTCTTAAATTCATTTTGAATGTTTTATTTATAAATATTAAACATTCTCGGTTTGTAACAATTCTTCTGTGATTTTACTGTTTTTGGTTAGATAAAAGTTAAAATTTTCATTATCTAAAAAATTATCTTTAAAAATTTGTTTTGTTATTTGTTGTAATGATTCTTTTATTTCGTTACATTTGAAATCCAAATCTTCTTGTATTAAATAAAAATTTATTTCAAGGTTCATAAACGATTTTTTGTTTAGATTGAGTCCGCTGGACCTTAAATCTAAGTCTACAATAAATTTGTCGTTGAATATATCTTTGTTTATTGACTCGTAGATTGAGTGTTTAATACTCCTACTTAGGTTAAGAACTGTTCTTGTCCAATTATCACATTCGTATATTGGTTCAACCCAAGTTTGGATGTTTAAGTAAAGTGATTTAAGTTTGATTGAGTCTACCGTTCCATAAACAATCTTCGCTGTTTTGAACCCGTGTAGTAGAGAAGTTTTTCCCTTTTTCATTAATTTTCATATTTTCCTGTTTATTTTTAAAAATAATAGGTGTTTTTATGGGTAATGTCAAAACTTTTTTGTAGGAGGGAGATATATGTAGTATATGCTAATAGTAAAATTAAATAATCACATTACGATTGAGAAAGCTCTAAAACTCTATAAAAGTAAAGTAATTAAAACCCGTCAAAGCTCTGAATTATCAAAACGAAAAGAATTTAAAAAACCATCAGTAATTAAACGTGATGGTCTTTCAAAAGCTAAGTATGTTCAGAAAAAATTTAAATCAGACGATAATTAAAGATTTTCTTTAAGGTTTTTAAGTTTGAAGTACGTAAGTTTGTCGTATTTTTCAGAAATTACTTTTGAGATAGTATCCTCAATTCTTATTTGCATTGTTGAATCAGTGCTAGCATTCTTCATTTCCGTTAGTTTCGTAACTACACCTTCTTTAAGTGTAACGTATTTTTCATTCAATGTTGAATCATCTTCAGACAATAAAGACATTAATTCTTTTTTGTCAGATTCAGTTAAACCATCAATATAACTTTTAATAGTTTTGTTTGCAACACTTACCATTGTTGTTAACGGTAAATCAATCCCTTCTGTTTTCACCACCGGTAATTTTCTAAGAGATTCTGACAGAATGTTTCTACATTTAATTTTAGATTCAATCGTTAATATATCTGAAGAAAACAACGTATCGATAGTCTCATATTGATTCTCTATCTGTTTATTACCAACCCAAGATTTTATTTTATTTAAATCAGATTGCTTGATTTTATTGATTGTGTTCTCATACATTTTAATACTTTCGTTAATAAACTCTCTGGCGTAAGATTCACTTAATGCTTTTGGAGAATTTAATTCATCGTATAAATAAAATAATTTACTTATGTTTTTGTTTTCTAAAACATATTTTTTGAAATTTTTTATTTCGTCTTTAAATGTGTCGTTAGCGTATGATTCTAACAACACTCTTTCTATTTTTGTTTTTAATATACCGAAGTTCATAAGTTTTTTTATTTATAAATATCTAATCTTTTAGAAGTTTACCTAATTGAGCTTCAATTTCTCCTAAAGAGTTTCCACCTTTGGATAAATCAATGTATGAATCATCTTCTGTCATATTACTTCTTTCTACCAATATTTTTAAATTATCTCTATTAAATGATTCAGGAGTTACTTCTGCTTCGGGAGCTGCCGCCTCAGGGGCTCCACCCGGTTCAGGTCCACCCGGTTCAGGTCCTGGTTCAGGTCCACCTAAATCTTCCATTCCTCCACCTAAGTCTCCACCTCCGCCGAAACCTCCTCCACCTCCCGGTGGTGGTGGGGATGATGGTGCCGCACCACCGGCAGTTGCTCCGGATGCAGGGTTACCATATAATTTATCGATATTATCGAAGATACCTGTATGTGTTATGATAGTTGCCGTATTTGTTAATTCAGCTCCGACAGCCATCTCAATTCTTTGTTGTTGTAAATCAAGTTTGATTTCCTCATCAGAGAATCCTAAAATATGTTTCTTAGCCCACGATACAGATACCGGAGCAATACCCGCAATTGCCGCAACGGCTTGTTGGTATAATGCAATTTTTTCTTTCCAAAGGTCATTCTTTAATAAATCTGCTTGGGATGATGGATTGGTTAGTCCTAACGTAAAGTTAGATAACTCATCTTCAAACCCTAATAAGAATAAATGAATGATTGCAATTTTATTTAATTCGGCAATCATTGATTTTTGAATCTTATTGATTGTTCTTGCAAAACGAATATCCTGTAATGATAAATTCTTACCATCACCGGCAGTTTCTTCAAATCCTAAAAATGCTTTAGGAACACGAAGAGCGGTTAATAATTTCTTTTGGATATATTCTATATCGGCAATTTCAGATAAGTTTGTTGCTCCCGGTAACGTATCAATTGGTGATGCCGCCGCTGGGTCTCTAACAGGAATAAAGTAATCTTGGTCAACAGCCATTTGGTTGAATCTCATATCGACATTACCTGTTTTAGCATCAACAACTTGGTCACGTTTAAATTTGTTTGCAACACGTTGTACGTAAGCCTCAACATCTTTATCATCCATATTACCAACGAATACTTTGAACACACGTCTTTCCGGTGCTCTTGAAGTTCTATAAATTAACATCGCATCTTCCGATAATAATAATTGTTTCCAAATACGTCTTGCTTTTTCTAACATTGACGTTCCGTATGGAAGTTTTCTATCGTCACCTAATAAACGGAAGTGGGCAACTTCCCAAGAGTTAAACTCCATATCTTTTGCCTTCCACTTAAATCTTAATCCTTTGTGTTCTGCAGGTTCATCTATAGTTGCAGATTTTGCTGCCATACCTCTTTCCAAACGTTCTATTTCAATGTTTGGTAATTGCATACAACCAACAATACCTTTATCTGAATCTAATTTTAAATAAACAAAGTTATCACCATACTTACAAGTATTTCTTGTCCACATAGTTAAATTCGTATTAACGTCTAATACGTTATTGAATAAATCGGCTAGTATAGATTTTATTCTTTTTGATTCAGAATAAATTTGTAACATATATCCATTCTCATCAACAGTTGTTGATTCTTCACCATAGATGTCTAATGCCGCTGATATCTCAGGGGTGTATTCCATAGATTCATAATCGTAAAATGAAGCCAAACGAGTTGGTTCATAATAAACTGCTTGAGTGTATAGATTACTTTCAATCTTAGTCCATTGGTTAGATAGGTAATATGTTTGTTGAGCTTGTAATTTTTCTCTTTCATATTCCGCTTGTGATGTTGTCTTTAACAACTCTTTCTTATCTAACTTATATGTTGGGTAGTCTTGATTTAATAACGCGTTTGGTCCAAAGGCTCTTGATAACCTTTGCCAAACCGTTAAATCATTATTTTCATTATTTTCCATATTCTAAATTTAAATATAATTTTCCTTATATAAATAGTTTACTTTGTTCTAATAAGTATCTGTTTTACTTATTGTGAGTTAAGACATTATTCGCAAAATATAAATTACTATTATTCACATCAACGTTATAAACTGTTGTTGATTCTGTAATTGTCACTAATGATGTGATTTCAAATTCAGTATTGTCAATATCTAATAATACATCACCAACATTTAAATCAGATGTTGTTCTGATATACCAAACACCATTTTGTTTAACAACGTGGTTATGAGAATCAGTCGCAATTAATTTATCGTTATTAATATTAATAACCGAATCAAATTCATATATTGTAAAATTAATTACTGTAGAGGTTGATTCTACATAATTTAAAGTGTCACTACTCCAAGAGTACCATTCGTTTGATGGTTGTGGCATTCCTGAAACATCAATAGATTTAAGTATGTCGTTAACTTGAACATCTTGTATTAATTTAGTTGAACCATCAGATAATGTTATTACTGTATTAACAACTAAACAACCACACGAAAAACAAGCACCCGTAAATGCGGTTCCATCCCAATATCTTCTACTAAAGTTATCAGTGGTTTTATAATAACCCGCAGCTGCAAATGCGAAGGTACAATTACCGGATATATCATCATCATATAATTCGGTTGCGTCACATAAACCTAAAATTGCGGAACGATTTATACATTGATTAACTAACGCCCAACCAGGTAACGAACATACAGCATTTGACACTCTATATCCTAATGTAATATTTGTTGCGCAACAATTATATATTGATGGAAGCCAACCACCTGAATTGTCACCACCGCCAAATGAAATAGTGTTTTCTTGAGCACAAATATTCGGTGAATCACCCATATTGTTAGCAAAGGAACTTGCAGGGAACCCTTCACAATCAATATAATCAAAAGTTGTTGAACCAAAGAAAGGACCACCTGGTGGAGACCAATATAATTCATAACATACACAAGTTACTCCAGGTGGTGTTTCAGTCGGTGTAGGTGTAGGTGTTTTTGTTGGTGTTGGTGTTTGAGTTCTTGTAGGTGTAGGTGTTGGTGATGGGAACACATAAGTAATAACATTTGAAACTCCCGTAAGAGACGAACAAAATAATGTCATTCTAAAGTATATTGTTCCACTATTAATACCGGTTATTGCCGACCTAGGTGAAGTACAACCACCTGCACCACCCAAAGTCCAAGTTATATTATCAGACGAATATTCCGGTAAAAGTGTTCCACAAGAACCTGCTGTTGTGAAATTATAATTCCAAGTGGTTCCTGAAACATATGTGGTAGAAATTAATGTAACACCACACGATGTTGTTGGCGTTGGAGTGTTTGTTCGAGTAGGTGTTTGTGTAGGAGTTTTAGTAGGCGTTTGTGTTTGCGTCGGAGTTGCAGTTAATGTTGTTGTTGTTGTTGGAGTTTGAGTTTTAGTTGGAGTTTGTGTTTGTGTTTTGGTTGGAGTGTTAGTAGGAGTTTTAGTTGGCGTCTGAGTCTGAGTCGGAGTTGCAGTTAATGTTGTTGTTGTTGTTGGGGTTTGAGTTTTAGTTGGAGTGTTGGTTGGAGTTTTAGTAGGCGTTTGTGTATTTGTTGGTGTTGGTGTCGGAGTTGGGGTTGGGAAGAAATATGGGAAAACTTCAGAATATGCGCTAATACCACCTGATGTACATAATTGACCCACTTTTACATAAACATTTCCTGTTGTAGTAAGAGAGTCAAAAGTAAACGGTGATGTACAGTTACTTGGAGTTGCCACAGCAGAATTAAAGTTTATATTATCATAAGAATATATCATAAAAATACCACTACAATTTGGTCCCGGAATAATCGAAACAGATAAAATTGAACCTGATGACAATGTAACACCTAACATTTGAGGTGCTGAACAAACTGGTGTGTTTGTAGGCGTCTGTGTTTGAGTTTTGGTTGGTGTTTGTGTTTGAGTATTAGTAGGTGTTTGAGTCATTGTTTTTGTTGGTGTTGGTGTTTGAGTTTTTGTTGGTGTTTGAGTGTTTGTTGGAGTTTGAGTCTGAGTTGGTGTTGCGGTTAATGTCGTTGTTGTTGTTGGAGTTTGAGTTTTGGTTGGAGTGTTAGTCGGAGTTTGAGTAGGTGTTTGTGTCGGTGTTGAAGTTTGAGTTTGTGTTTGTGTTTGAGTTTGTGTTTGAGTGTTTGTTGGTGTATTGGTAGGTGTTTGTGTTGGTGTTGAAGTTTGTGTTTGTGTTTGTGTAGGAGTATTTGTTGGTGTTGTTGAAATTGTTGGAGTTACTGTTGGCGTTACCGTTGGAGTCACAGTTTGAGTTGGAGTTGGTGTAGGTGTAGGTAAAATACATTCGTGGTCTAATTGACAAATAAGGCAACTCACATATGAAGTTAAACTAATAATTTCATATTGACTGTTAAATGACGTAGGATTTATTGCTTTAACACAACCACTATATCCGGTAGTCTCTATATAATAGAAGTTATCAATAAAAACAGGATATATTATTCCACCCACTTTATATATTATAGATGGGTAACAACAATCTTCAAAATACCCAATTGTTGGAGGTAATGGTGACGGTGTTTGTGTTTGAGTTTGTGTTTGTGTTGGAGTGTTAGTCGGAGTTTGTGTAGTGGTTTGAGTTTGCGTTTGTGTTTGCGTTTGCGTATTTGTTGGCGTATTTGTTTGAGTATTTGTTTGTGTAGGAGTATTTGTTGGTGTCATTGTTGGTGTTGTTGTAGGGCGATTTGTTGGTGTGGGAGTATGAGTCTTAGTTGGAGTTTGAGTTGGAGTGATAGTGTTAGTAGGTGTAGCTGTATTGGAAGGTGTTTGTGTTTGTGTCTGCGTTGTCGTTTGTGTTGGGGTTTGTGCTGGTGTTCCAGTATTAGTTGGTGTAACAGTATTAGTTTGAGTTGGTGTTTGAGTTGGAGTATCTGTAATAGTAGGTGTCGGTGTATTTGTCGGTGTATTTGTCGGTGTTAATGATATACAAGGAATATCCAACGAGCAAGTTTCATCGTAATACATTACGTAAATAATGTAAGTTCCATAATAATTTTCGGATTCGTAATTATACGGTAATGTAACTTCACCAATATTTATAACCCCCCCCGAACAAGGGAAAAAGGTTATATCGGCTAATTGTCCGTTATAATTCGCAGTTAATATTTCTAAAGTTGTACTCATATATTGTTAGTTCGTATAAATTAAGGTGTTGGTGGGGGATTATTCAAAGACCCCGATACACCTGTTGCCGGTATGTATATATAATAATCACCATACGGATAATCTGTAGGGTAATCATACGGTAATGTAACCGTACCAATATTAATTGTTCCACCTGTTGATGGATTAAAAGTTATATCGGCGGTATATCCGGTATAATTATTTGTCGATATTCTATATATATATTCCATAAATTAAGTTAACATTCCTCCGTCGCTAATTGACCAAAAATAAGTTGTTACAAGGGTTGTCCTTGCCGCCAAACCAGCTGATGTGTATTTTGCACTACCAAAATTAATCTGTATCCCTATTTGTGGGTTTTTTGTTACCCACCCATTATAAATACTATCTAAATTGTATGTGAAAAAAGTAATAGGGTTTTTAGTTCCCATAAAATAATAAAAATTTGTAACACCTGATATGTTCCAATTCCCTAAATTTTGTTTAAAATATTGGTTTTCATAAAACATATACACAACATTAGATACTTTAGAAATATCCCAATTTCCAATAGGTTGATTAAATTTTGAACCCCTAAACATATTAAACAAACTAATAACATTTGAAACATTCCACCCGGATAATGGTTGATTAAATTGAGATTGATAGAACATCGCACCCATATCTGTGACACCCGACACATTCCAATTATTAATTGGTTGATTGAATGATGAAGTGGCAAACATATTACTCATACTTGTAACCTTTGAAACATTCCACCCGGATAATGGTTGATTAAATATTTGATTATTAGAGAACATATCACTCATATTTGTAACTCCAGAAACATTCCAATTATTTATATTTTGATTAAATTGAGAATTATTAAACATGGAAAACATAAGAGTAACTTTAGAAACATTCCATCCGGATAATGGTTGGTCAAATAAACTGTTAAAAAACATATAACTCATATTTGTAACTTTAGATACATCCCAATTATCAATTTGTTGGTTAAATATTCTATTATTATAAAACATACCTGACATATTTGTTACATTACTAACAGTCCAACTTGATAATGGTTGATTAAATGTTGAGTTGGAATAGAACATATTCGACATATTGGTAACATTTGAGACGTTCCACCCGGATAATGGTTGATTAAATATTTGATTATTAGAGAACATACCCGACATATTGGTAACACCCGAAACATTCCAATCCCCAATTGGATGGTTAAATGTTGAGTTGTAATAGAACATATAACTCATATTGGTAACACCCGAAACATTCCAATTCCCAATTGGATGGTTAAATGCTGAGTTGTAATAGAACATACCACTCATATTTGTAACATTTGAAACATTCCAATTTTCAATAGGTTGATTAAATATTGAGTTGTTATAGAACATATAACTCATATCTGTAACATTTGAAACATCCCATCCGGATAATGGTTGATTAAATGATGACCCATTAAACATATAACCCATATTTGTAACACCTGAAACATTCCAATTATTGATTGGTTGGTTAAATGGACAAGACTCAAACATATTACTCATATCAACAACATTTGAAACATCCCATCCGGATAATGGTTGATTAAATTGAGAATTACTAAACATATAATTTGTGTATTGAACATTTGAAACATTCCACCCGGATAATGGTTGATTATAACTTGTCAAATAAAACATTCCACTTATATTTGTAATTCCCGAAATATCCCAATTATTTAAGTTTTGATTAAATAATATACATCCGGAGAATAAATAAGATAAACTTGTTATATTAGAAATGTCCCACGATTGTATATTATTTACAGATGTTAAACTATAACATTCTGCAAACATAGCGTCGATATTAGTCAGATTTGAAGTGTCTAAAGTATCGATTACGGTAGATAAATCTAAATTAAAACAATAATAAAATTGATATCCACCATCAATTAATTTTACATCACCCCACTGTTGAACACTTAAAATTTTACCATAATCACCAGCATAATTTCCTATATTAAACCCGTCAATTACTCCAAACATACGTATAGTATATGTTCCTATAACATTGTAAGTATGTATAAGCTCAGGTTGACTATATGATGTTATTGTGTCTGTATTTCCATCACCCCAATCAATTACAAAATTAAAAGTTCCTGATGGGTCTAACACAATACCAATTTGATTAGTGTTAGTAAAACCTTCATTGTCGGTTTTCCAACTTGAAATGAACAATATTAACGTATCACCGATTAAATCCCAAGAAGGTGGCGGATAATCTAAAATACAGGTTTTATTATAAAAAGGTATGTATACGGTATATGTTCCATAATAATAATCTGTATTATAATCGTATGGTAATAACTGTGAACCTAAACTAATAGTTCCTCCGGTATATGCGGAATAACTTATATCTCCGATATACCCGTCGTAATTTGTTGTAAATATTTCAAAAGTTTTCATAATATTAAATTCCTCCTCCATCAGTTATTGTCCAACCATATCCTCCACTCATAGTTGAACCCGTTAATGTATTTTTACCTGGTTGTCCTCCGGATATTGTGTAGTTAGCACTTCCAAAATTTATTGTTCTTCCTGTATACGGATTTTTAGTTGACCATCCACTATAGATTGAATCTAAATTTGTTGTTGAGAATGTTAATGGTGTTTTACCTAACATAAAGTCAGTAAAATTAGTTACATTTGATATACTCCAATTTCCAATATCTTGGTTAAAATATGTATTAATATTAAACATATTGTTCATATTAACAACATTAGATACATCCCAATTTCCAATAGGGTAATTGAACTCCGAATTATAAAACATATTGTTCATATCACCAACATTTGAAACATTCCATCCGGATAATGGTTGATTAAATAGGGAAGATGCGAACATATAATTCATATAAATAACACTTGAAACATCCCAATTATTAATATCTTGATTAAATTGTGAATTTCGGAACATAGATGTCATATCAACAACATTTGAGACGTTCCATCCAGATAATGGTTGATTAAAATATTGGTCGTTTTGAAACATATTACTCATATTTGTTACCCCTGAAACAGTCCAATTCCCAATCGGATAATCAAATGATGTATTGACAAACATACCTGACATATTTTTAACTTTTGAGACATCCCAATTTCCGATTGGTTGATTGAATGGGGAATTGGCAAACATATAAGTCATATCTGTAACTTTTGAAACATTCCACCCAGATAATGGATAGTCAAATGATGACGCATAAAACATATAACCCAAATCTGTAACCCCCGAAACATTCCAAGACCCAATAGGTTGGTTAAAGTCGGTAGCAGTATTAAACATTTGCCTCATACTATTAACGTTACTTACATTCCATCCGGATAATGGTTGATTGAACGATGTTGCTCCTTGGAACATACCTACCATATTTGTAACACCCGAAACATTCCAATTCCCAATTGGTTGATTGAATGGTGAATTGGCAAACATAAAAGTCATATTATAGACATTTGAAACATTCCATCCGGATAATGGTAGGTTGAAATCAGTGCTTTGGAGTATTGATGTCATATTGGTAACTCCTGAAACATTCCAATTATTAATTGGTTGGTTGAAGGATGTTGCGTTTTGGAACATACCCTCCATATTAACCACTTTTGAGACATCCCAATTTCCGATTGGTTGATTGAATGGGGTGCTAGCAAACATATAATACGTACTTGTAACATTTGAAACATTCCAACCTGACAACGGTTGATTAAACGGTGTGCCGTTAAACATATAATTCATATAAATAACACTTGAAACATCCCAATTATTAATATCTTGATTAAATTGTGAATTTTGGAACATATATGTCATAGACGCAACATTTGAAACGTTCCAACCTGATAATGGTTGGTTGAAAGATGTTGTTCCTTGGAACATATTCGACATATTTGTAACACCTGAAACAGTCCAACCAGATAATGGTTCGTTGAAAGATGTTGCTCCTTGGAACATATAACTCATATCCTCAACTCCCGAAACATCCCAATTATTAATGTTATCGTTAAAATTACTTTGACCAAACATTCCTGACATACCTGTAATGTTAGAAACATCCCAATTATTAATATTATTTATGGTTGTAATAGACGAACATCCACGAAATATATATGTTAAATTTGTCACTTGAGATAAATTTAGAGTGTCAGTAACACCTGTTAATATTAAATTAGAACACTCATAAAAATTATATGATAGTTGAGTTATGTTAAGACATCCCCACTGTGTTATTTCTCTTATTTTAAGTTTACTTGTTGGTGTATAATAAAACGACCACACATTAACTTTACCTGTAATAGTTATTACATAGTCATCAGGAGTTGTATAAATATGTGTCCTATTTGCAAATGTATTCGCCGAAAAATTTCCATCACCCCAATCAATGGTTCCTGAATAATCTAAACCGTAATAAGGTAATGTTATACTCTCAGACGGAGATGTTGTTCTCCACACAGATATAAATGGTAATAATGGTGTAGAACTTGGTGTTGGTGTCATTGTAGGTGTTGGAGTTGGGGTTGGGGTTGTAATATCTAAACCTAATAAATCACAATTTGGTGCGGGTGTGTTTGTTGGTGTTGGAGTATTTGTTGGAGTTAATGTCATTGTTGTTGTTGGAGTAGGCGTAGGTGTTAAACAAGGAACATTTAACAAACAAGTTTTACCCGAATCAAGTAAATAAATGTTATATGTTCCGTAGTAATTTTCCGAATAATAATTATATGGTAAGTTAACTTCACCGATATTAATACTCCCACCCGAACAAGGGTAAAAGGTAATGTCGGCGAATTGTCCGTCGTAATTTATTGATAATATTTTTAAAATTGTTCCCATATATTATATCCCCCCATCTGTTATTGTCCAACCATATCCACCGCTCATAGTTGAACCTGTTAGTATATCTTTACCCGGTTGACTCGCTAATGTGTATTTTGCAGAACCAAAATTAATTGTTAATCCGGTTTGCGGTGTTTTGGTTTGCCATCCATTATAAATAGAATCTAAATTTATTGTTGAGAATGTAATCGGTGTTTTTGCAAACATAAAATCAGTGAAATTGGTTACTCCCGATATATTCCAATTTCCGATGTCTTGGTTAAATGATGAACTTTGGAACATAGATGTCATTCCTGTAACATTTAAAACATCCCAATTACCAATAGGATAATTAAATGGTGAATTGTAAAACATAAAAGACATATTTCTAACGTTTGACACACTCCATCCGGATAATGGTTGGTTAAAATATGCGTTTTGATAAAACATAGAACCCATATCTGTAACACCTGAAACATTCCACGAATTAATGTTTTGGTTAAATTGTGAAGTTGATGCGAACATAGAATTCATATTTGTAACCTTTGAAACATTCCAGCCTGATAATGGTAAATTAAATGACGCACCATAAAACATATTAGACATATTTGTTACCTTTGAAACATTCCAATTATTAAGAGAATAATTAAATGGGGTGTATCTAAACATACCACTCATACTTGTAACCCCTGAAACATTCCACATACTTATATCTTGGTTAAATAAGGTTCCATCAAACATACCTGCCATAGTAGATGTAACCTTTGAAACATTCCAACCTGATAATGGTTGATTAAAAGAAGATTGTCTAAACATATTTTCCATACTTGTAACCCCTGAAACATTCCACGAATTTATATTATGGTTAAATGCTCCAAATTGGAACATACGATTCATATCTGTAACATTTGAAACACTCCAAGAACTTATATCATCGTCAAAAGTTGATGATTGAAACATATTACTCATAACGGTAATTCCTGAAACATTCCAACTATTAACGTTGTTGATGGTTGTAAGAGATGAACAACCTCCAAACATATAAATTAAATTATTAACACTTGTTAAATCAATAGTGTCCGTAACACCGGTTAATACTAAATTACTACATCCTCTAAAAACTTGAGCACCATTACTAATTTTTAATGGTCCCCATTTTAAAACTTCTCTAATTTTTAATATGTCACCAGTATTACCAAACGCCCAACCATTAGTTGTTCCATAAATTGTAACAGTAGAATTACCTGATAATGAGTATGTGTGTGTTCTATTTGCATATGTGTTAGCGGATATACTACCGTCGCCCCAATCTATTGTTCCACTATATGTTCCTGATGGTGAATATGGTAATGTAATACTTTCAGATGGTGTTGTTGTTCTCCATACTGAAACAAACGATGGTGGTAATGTTGGTGTTGGAGTAACTGTATTGGTTGGTGTAACCGTCTGAGTTGGTGTTGGAGTAGGTGTTGGTAATATTAAAGTCCCGCTAATATCGTATTCACAGGTAAGATTAAAAGCTGTAATTCCGTTCAAACCGGTTGAGTAATAACCACCAATAAACCCTTTATAACCATCTTTAAAATTAAGAGAATAAAGATTACCTCCTGAAATAAAACTACTTACATTTTCTGTCTGAGTTAAAACAGGAACAATTGAAGTTAAATCATACGGTGTAGATAGTGTTTGTCTTCTTATACTTGGACCTGATACTATTGAAAACAAATAAGTTCCACTATTTTGAAAAGTAAAATCGGAAACAATTGAGTTGGAAATTGATTGAATTTCCACAACCCCCGTATTTATAACCCAAGGTGTGGTTAAACTATATTTTTTAAGAAGGCTACCCGTAACAGTAACAAACATAAATAAACCGTCAGGGGTAAAATCAATATGTGACGGAGTTAAACCAACTATAGTAAATAAGTCACCGGGTGAATAACTAGATGTTGTAACATCCCACGATGTTGATAATATATATCTAAGGACACTTTTTGATGCTGTCTCAACTACAAATAATTTACTACCGTCCGGTGAAAAATGATGACCAATTACACTAGTAGGGGTTAATCCGGAAATTACCGGAACAGCAATTGAACATCCTATTAGTGGTAATGTAATTGTTGAAACATCCCACGGTGTTGATAATGAATAAGCACATACACTATCAGTTGGTGAACCATTATGAATTGCAATATATAATATCGTACCATCCGGTTTGAAAGACGCACTAGTATGAAGTGGTATATTAATAAATTTTTCACCACTATATATCATTTGTGGAATACAAACTGTTGGAGTAGGTGTAGGTGTAAGTGTATTAGTTGGGGTTTGAGTATTTGTTGGTGTATTAGTTGGTGTTTGAGTAACCGTCGGTGTTTGTGTAACCGTTGGGGTTTGAGTATTTGTTGGTGTTACTGTCATTGTTGGTGTTGGTGTTGGTGTTGGGCAAGGATTGTCTACCTCACACAGAACACAATTTGAGTATGATGTAACACTAATAATTAAAGATTGACTATTATATGGTGGACCACTTACCGCAGTCCCACAACCACTAAATCCATCAGTGTTGATGTAATAAGTGTTACCAACAATAATAGGGGTTGATACACCACCAACTTTATATACGGTAAGACTATCACAACAATCTTGGAAATACTCAACTGTTGGTGGTAATGGAGAGGATGTTGGGGTTTGTGTTGGGGTTTGTGTTGGCGTCTCAGTTTGTGTTGGTGTTGGAGTTTGTGTTGGCGTCTCAGTTTGTGTTGGTGTTTGTGTTGGCGTCTCAGTTTGTGTTGGTGTTTGTGTTATTGTTTGTGTTGGAGTTGGTGTTGGGGTTGGTGTTGGGGTATTTGTAAATAATTCGACTTCATATGTGAAATCACACGCTAATGATGTTGATGTTGGAGTTGGAGTGATTGCGTTAACATAATAACTAAAATCACAATATAATGGTGTTGCAGTTTGAGTTGGTGTTGGAGTATATGTAGGTGTTGGCGTATTTGATGGGGTTATTGATAGTGTTGGAGTTTGAGTTGGAGTGTTACTTGGTGTTTGACTTGGTGGGTTTCCACCAGCATCGGCATACGCAGGTAAACGCTTAGTAAATCCAGGTGGGATAATTTTCACATTATAAATCCCCTGACCAATAACATTAAGTCTTGACCCCCCGATTATATTACCCGATTTTTTTCTACTATCAAATCCCATTTATTCTTTTTAAATAAATATTACATTCCGCCAAATAACCAACCATATTTTTGATAATCGTCTCGACTAACTTGTTGGCTGTTAAATTGATTTATTCTATCTTGATAATGTGGGATTACAGGGTTAAAATTGATGTTTTCTTTAATTGATTCATTATTGTTAACGGACCAAGAATCTAACATCGCTTTAGTTTGTTCCGTAACTTTAGTTAATTTTCCAAAAGAAGACTCCGCAACATACGTCGCCATCGCGATTGACATAATTAAATCATCGTGATGTCCTTTTTGGTGGTCAGGTCTACCATTGATATATACAAAGGTGTTCATCTCATTATTTAAACGAGAACTATAAATCCTAAATTTATGTCTCATCGCCTCTTCAAATGAGGCAATAATTTGAACCCTTTTATTATTAAAATTTAATCCCGGAATTTTATCTGCCGCGGCTGGGTCGTATTTCCATTTGTTAGAGACATCAACACCATCAACATATAAATCACGATAATTCATTTCTTGGAGTTTTCTTGAAGTTGCAACACCCATACCACCTGTAATATCGATAACGACAAAACAAGAATATATAACAGCCCATTTATGACAAATTTCAGCCATAGTATCGGGTGGTAATTTACCAACATATTCAGCAACTTGTTCTCTTTCATCAAAATCAACAATTTGAAATGAACTAAAATCTTCAGAATCCCCACGGGAAACGTCGACACCCATAATGTATTTATGTCCAACAACCGGTTCCTTCCAAATCCAAAGAGCATTCCCCATCAATTTGTTAATAGGTTCTTGGATTTGATTTTCACGAATATCTTGCATCATAAGAGAATCAAATACGTTATCTCCGGAACCTAAAAAGTTACATTCTAACTCCTGAGAAACCTTACGTTTATCGTATTTTAATTTCTTAACCATCGCCTCAAACCAAGATGAACAAGGTTTGTATCCGTCATTCATTAATAATTTAACATCATCAAAGTTTCGAGCGTCATATGATTTACTACCCCAATCAATAAATCCATTAGGGTCATATTCCTCTTTGTTTAACAAATAATGAATAATGTTATCTGTTTTAACAAAAAATAAATCTTTGGTGTATCTTGGGTCTCGATACCAAAACATTTCCGTAATTTTGAAGTCATTCATATTACGTAACGCTTGGTCGTATATTTCATAGTAAATTGCGTCATAACCGTTAGGTGTTGAAACCACAATTACTTTACCCCCCGTAGATAGGGACGCCATACAGGCAGACCAGAAATCACTATCTGCCTCAATAAACGCCGCCTCATCAAATACAAGTATGGTTGGTGTAAATCCACGCAAGGCATCCTTAGATGTTGCAACGGCTTTAACCTCACATCCGTTTGTTAACTTATAATGTTTTTGGGAATTTTTTGCTTTATCAAAATCTACACCTGTCCAAGACGGCCATTGACCAACGAACGCTTTTATCTTGTTCGCCATCTCCAATGAAGTATCCAACTTATTGGCGATAATTAATATTTTTTCGGGAGTTTCTTTTCTTGCGAATACAAGTTTTTTAGACATCCAAGCCGCGGTAACTGTTGATACCCCGGCCTGTCTGTATTTTAATGCTATATTCTCATTGTATTCTTCGTAGTCATTC